TTCCGATCTCTCTGAAATTTCTCCGGAGGGGTTTAAAAGTCCAATTTAGGTCTTTTAAACTGTGGTCGATGTCACTTGAAAGGAGAACTAACTATGCCCGATGATGTGTATATGCACCTCAAAGCGTTGCTAATGTGGTTAATATCTCCTGAAGTTCTTTCACAGATAGGTGTTTACATTGGTGTAGGCGCCTCCATCATCGGTTTCGGTGTTAAAGTCTTCAAGAAGTTGTGGACCAACTTGGAGAAGAAACAGAATGAAGAGATTGAGGGTATTAAAAACACACTCAATGCTTTAACTACGAGTTTCCAAGAGATGCAGAGGAACCAAGAGCGAGACTTTCTTCGTTTACAGATTATCACAGGTATTCAATCTGGTCGATTATCTAAGAATGAGGTCTTAACTCTTTACGGCGAGTATGCTGAAAAGGGATACAACTCTTATGTTACAAGAATCGTAAACGACTACGTTGAAGAATTAAAAGAAAGGGATCTAAAGAATGAGCATTGACAAAATTATTGATATTGTTACGGTGTTAATCATTGTTGCTCCTGTTGTAGTAAATCTTGTGAAGCTCCTAGGAGCAGTTACTCACAACAAATCAATTCAGACATTGGCAGACCGTGCAATGATCATTGTATCATCACTAGATTCAGTACTGATTCCGAATGATGAAAAGAAACGTGAAGCTATGAACAAACTTTTAAGCTTCGCTCAAGAGACTGGTGTAAAATTAACAGCGGAACAAGCTGAAGATTATATTGAACACTCAGTTCAAGAATTACGCCGACTTCAGGATTTAACTTCTACTCCGGAGGTATCACTATATGAGCCGGAGAAGAAATAATGAGGTAATACCTCGACAAGCACTAACGCCAGATGGTCGAATGCAAAAACTTACAAAGAAAGCTTTCGACTTGGCAGAAAAACAACTGGCCGATGGAACTATTGCACCAAGTACTTTGAATGCATTACTTCGATACGGTACAATTGAAAACGAACTCCAGTTGGAAAATCTAAGATCCAAGAAAACATTGAATGATTCTAAGATTGAATTGTTGAACAGCGAAGTGAAAGGTAAAGGAGATAGCGAAGAAGTTATTCGTGCCATTCGTGGTTATGCTCCATCAGAAACGATATGATACTTCAACTTGATGAACAACGTTCTATGCTTAGAGATCTCCGGTATTCCAAACTTTTAGAATTTAAAGATTTTGGAGATAGATTAAACTTTCTATCATTAGCCAATCGAGGTTATCAATCGCCTCGAGAAATTTCAAATAAATTTTATAAGTCTAGGATGTGGCGAGATTTACGTGAAGAAGTTATAGCTCGTGATATGGGTTACGACTTGGGTGTTCCTGGTGTAGAAATAGAAGGTCCTCCTTTAGTACATCATATGATACCTCTCATTGAGGATGATATATTACAATGGAGAGAAGAAATCATTCTCAATCCAGACCTACTGATTACAACATCCTACGGAACCCACAATATCATTCATTACGGTCAAACAAATGAACCATCTCTTGTGTTTATAGAAAGATGCCCTGGAGACACTAAACTATGGTGAGGTGGATATATGTCAATTCTTAACGATGTTAAGACAACGTTAGATTTCGCTTCAGAAGAAGATACAGGATTTGATTCAAGATTAATTATGGAATTGGATGGTATCATTGGTGAACTATCACAACTGACATTCGTAAACAACAGTTTTGTTATGAATACTGATGCAGAATGGAAAGGTTTGCTAGACATTGATGATCAAAATCTTTTGAGATTGGTTAAACAATTCATTTATATTAATATTCGTCTCAAGTTTGATCCTCCAGCAGGGAGTGTGTTAACTTCTTTAGAGAAATCTCTTCAATCCACAGCGCATCGTATAATTATTCAAAAGGAGAAGTTTAATGATCCAGAACGACTTAATGAATCCAGAACTACTCCACGCGATTAAAGATCATGAAAGCGACGATATTATTGAACACTTTGGAATCAAAGGTATGAAATGGGGTTTTCGAAAGAATCGTTCGGAAAGGGCTCGTGTTAGAAGTGCAAGAAAAGCAAGTAAAGCTGCTCGTAAAGCATGGAACATGAGATACCATAATCGTCACCAAATGACTAGCACAGATCTTCGTAAAGCTACTGAACGATTGCGCATGGAGAATGATTTTGCGGAACAAGTTAAGCGTGCTAATCATATCGCAGAAACTAGAAAACCTAGCCATAATCGTGGCGGTTTCGTTAAAGCTTTAGGACAAGCAGCTACAAATTCCGTTATTGATACGGGTATTAAAACATTTACTCGTGACCTGATGATGCAACCGGATAAAAATGAGTATACCCCATTCACTAAGAAGCTTCTTAGTGAAGGTGCTAAATTAGGTAACAAGCAACAGAAATACGGTCAAAAGATCAAAGATACGATTGCTATTTTTAAATAGGAGATAGACATTTTGGTACTGTCAAACAAGAGCTATCCGGAAGAGTATATGAAGTTTAAGGAACAAGTTCTTAGAGGTGAAATTCCGGTCAATCGGATGGTGTCACTGGAAATGAACCGAATCGACTTCTTGATTGAGTCACCGGATTATTACTATGATAATCAAGCGATTGAGGGCTTTGTTAGATTTTGCGAAAATGAGATGACTCTGACAGATGGTAGTGATGTTACTCTTCTACCGTCCTTTAAATTATGGGCTGAATGCGCCCTCGCTTGGTTCTACATTTCCGAAGATAAGGTATACAATCCCAAGCTCGGTAAATGGGAAACAAAATCAAAATTCAAGCGACTTACCACGAAACAATACTTAATAGTAGGACGTGGTGCCGCTAAATCATTGTATTCAACATACATGCAAGCTTACATGTTGTTGATTGATACGTCTACAACCCACCAGATTGTCGCTGCTCCTACCATGAAGCAAGCTGAAGAAATTATGGGTCCATTCCGAACGGCTCTTAGCCGTGCAAAAGGTCCTTTAATTCGCTACATGGTCCAGGGTTCTAAAATGACTGGGAATTTAACCCAGAAGCAGCTCTTGGCATCCACTAAAAAGGGTGTAGAGAATTTCGCAACGAATAGTCTATTGGAGATCCGACCGATGTCCATTGACAAACTTCAAGGTCTTCGTTGTAAATATGCCTCTGTCGATGAATGGCTATCTGGTGAAGTCCGAGAGGATGTAATTGGAGCCATTGAACAAGGGGCTTCAAAGAACGAGAACTATCTTATCATAGCTACTTCTTCAGAAGGTACAGCTCGTGATGGGGTAGGGGATACTATCAAGATGGAATTGGTGGACATTTTAGAAGGACGATACTTCAACCCACACGTGTCTATATGGTATTACCGATTAGATGACGTTCGTGAAGTTGCATATCCGGATATGTGGTTGAAAGCTAATCCTAATTTGGGTGCTACAGTGTCTTATGAAACATACAGAAACGAAGTAGAGCGTGCCGAAAATCAACCTGCAACAAGAGCTGATACTTTAGCTAAACGTTTTGGTATCCCAGTTGAAGGTTATACTTATTTCTTTGTGTATGAAGAAACAATTCCACATAGACCCCAAAACTTCGATGGTCTTGAATGCGCAATGGGGGCTGACCTTTCACAAGGGGATGACTTCTGTGCGTTCACATTTCTATTTCCACTTGGTCGTGGACGATTTGGTATAAAAACTAGATCTTATGTCTGCGAATCAAAACTCAAGAAACTAACTTCAGCGATGCGTAATCGTTATGATGAACTGATTGCTGAAGGAACGTTAATTGTAATGGATGGTGTTGTCTTAGACTTGAATAAAGTATATGATGACCTGACCGAAATGATTTATTCACACAAGTACATCGTGTATGCATTTGGGTTTGACCCATATAATGCTCGAGAATTTGTAGAAAGATGGACCCGAGATAACGGTGAATTTGGTGTTGAGAAGGTTATTCAAGGTGCCAAAACCGAATCTGTTCCAATGGGTGAGTTGAAAAACTTGGCTATGGAACGTCTTCTCATATTTGATGAAGAACTAATGAAGTTTGCGATGGGTAATGCCGTCGCTATCCAAGATAACAATGGTAACTATAAATTGTCTAAAAAACGTGCCGATGAAAAGATCGATAACGTTGCAGCATTAATAGATGCCTGGGTTGCGTATAAACGTAACCTTGATTTATTCGTATAGAAAGGCCAGTATGAGTATATGAGTATTTTTACTGATGGACTGCAACATGCCTGGTCAATGTTTACCAACGATACTAATAAACCATCATTGGTAGAAACACAAACTCAATATCAACTTACAACGGAGCCAAGAGCATTAAATCCAAATAATGCTATTCCGTCAAGATCATATGCCAGATCATCAATTTCATCCATGATCTTTAACCGAATTGCTATGGATGCATCTATGGTTAAATTTCAACACGTCAAATTAGCTGCCGATAAACAGAACCAAGAGGTTCAATATAACTCGGCGCTTCAACGATTGTTTGAAGTGGAGATGAATACGGATCAGTCTAGCACCGACTTCTTCCACGATTTGGTTTATTCTTTATTTGACGAAGGTGTCGTTGTGGCAGTTCCACTTGAGGCAACTGTTGACCCTATGCGCTCCGACTCATATGACATCAAATCGATGCGAGTTGGTAAAGTCATCGAATGGTTTCCTACAAAAGTTCGAGTGAAAGTATACAATGAAAACAAGGGTGATTTCTCCGAGATCATTATCCCGAAACGAATGTGTGCGATCATTGAGAACCCATTAGCTAATATTCTAGGAACGGACAACCCTACCATGAATCGTTTAATTCAGAAATTATCAATTCTTGATAAACAAGATTTGGATTCTGTAGCAAACAAATGGAACATGATTCTCCAATTACCAGTTCCGGTCCGAAACGATATTAAACGACAAGAAGCTGATGGTCGTATCAAAGATATTGAGAAACAATTGCAAGATTCCAATTTAGGGATTGCGTATATTGCAGCTGATGAAAAGATTACTCAGTTGAATAGACAAATCAACTCCAATCTTATAGATGAGATTAAATATTTGACTGAAGAATTACTTAGTCAAATCGGTTTAACAAAAGCGGTATTCGATGGTACTGCTACTGCCGAACAGATGCAAAATTACTATACGCGCACAATTGATCCGATTGTAACCCGAATTCAAGAAGAATTTCAAAGAAAATTTATCACGAAGACTGGCTATACCCAAGGTCATCGTATCGTGACTTACAGTGATCCATTCAAGTTGGTTCCAACTAGTCAGTTAGCAACAATTGGAGATTCTCTTCTTAGAAATAGAATCCTTACTTCTAATGAATTCCGTGCAGTCATTGGTTATGGTCCTATGGATGATCCAATGGCAGATCAATTGTATAATCCTAACATTTCGGATTCTAGACAAGATGTGTCTATACCTGGGTCGGTCGAGTCCCCTGATGGTCAACAGTACTATGAGGAAGTACCTCAGTACAGTGAAGAGGATCTTCAAAATGGCGGCAAATAATGATGGAGGTAAATCGTATAATGGATAAACATCCCAAGTATGATTTCGCGGGTTATGTAACCCGTAACGACATGCGGTGTACCGATGGTGTCGTGATCCGTCATGGAGCATTCCGTGAGAATGATGGAAAGAAGGTTCCGCTTGTTTGGTCTCATGACCCAAGCACTCCTGAAAATGTCATTGGTCATGTAATGTTACACCATGCGGATGAAGGTGTTTACGGACAAGGTTATTTTAATAATACACCTAATGCCCAAAATGCCAAAGAACTTGTACAACATGGAGATATCTGGTCTATGTCTATTGGAGCTAACCGCATTAAGCGTACTCCAAATAATGACGTAATCCATGGTAACATCTATGAAGTATCACTTGTAGTTGCCGGAGCTAATCCGGGAGCTGTTATTACTGAAGTGTTAACGCACTCGGATAATCCCGATGAAGGAGAAAGAATCATTATGGAAAGTGATCAACTTTTACATTCTGCAAATGATGTCTTGCTTGGACAAGAGCGAGTAAGTTTGTTTGACCGCATTCAACACGCAGATGATGATCAAGCAGCAGACATTATGGACGGTGTATTGGCGACTCTTAATGAAGACCAACAAGAAGCCGTTGCTATTCTTACAGAAGCTTCTGTAAACGAAGCCCTTGAAAACATGGAACAAACTGTGAACGAACAGTTTGATGAAGCTGTTGATGCACGTGTAACTGAAGTTCTTAATGAACTTGCTGAATCTGATGACGAAGAAGTCGATTCTGATACCGATTCAGATGACAACATTGAACAATCTGCCCTAGGAGGACAAACTATGCACTACAATGCATTCGAACAATCTGCACCTAATCGTGATGAAGAAATCCGTCATTCATTGACGGCTGCTCTTGAAGCCGCTCAGAAATCAGGCCGTAAAGTAGGTCAAGTACTTGCTGAAATGGAAAATGGTGACGTTCTTCAACACTCAATGAACAATATTGAATTGTTGTTCCCGGATCACCAACTACAAAATGGTGTTCAAGTAATTTACTCACCTAACACTGCTACAGAACATATTCTTAGCCGCGTAACAAAAGTTCCTACTGCGTTTGTTAAATCAATCATGACAGACCTTTCTGACTTGACTGATGAACAACTTCGCGCTAAAGGTTATATCAAAGGAACTGAGAAGAAAGAACAAATTCTTTCATTCCTTTCTCGTAAAACAGATCCTCAAACGATCTATAAAAAACAATCTATTGATCGTGACGATGCTATCGATATTGGTCAACAATTGAATGTTGCTGCATTCTTCAACCAAGAAATGCGTATCAAACTGAACGACGAAATTGCGCAAGCAATCTTGGTATCAGATGGTCGTCAAACAGGTGATGCAAACAAAATCAAAGAAGATCGCATTCGTCCAATCGTAAAAGACGATGACTTCTACACAATCAAAGCAACTTACAATCCAAACATGCTATTGGATATCTTCCAAACAGTCGCTGAACAAAAGACTAAGATGCTTGGATCAGGTATGCCGTCATTGTACATCAACCCTCTATTCTTGACAAAACTTCGCTTCTTGCGTAACAAGAACGAACAATGGGTGTTCGGTGGACAACAACCTGCAACTAAAGAATATCTTGCTTCATTGTTTGGTGTTGCTGAAATCGTTGAAACAAACTTCTTGAAACCTGAAGAATTGATCATGGTGAACCTTGCTGACTACCAAATCGGTACTAACCGTGGTGGTGAAGTGAATACATTCGAACACTTTGATATCGACTACAACAAACAGAAATACTTGATCGAAACTCGCTTGTCTGGTGCCCTTACTCGTGCTAAAGCAGCCGTTTATTTGAAACCTGCAGCAGGTACCGCAGCTGGATCTGAAGCTGCTCGTGCAGGAGTTCCTGGAGGATAAGAATGAAGTTCAGCGGTGAAGCTGGTTTTCGATTGAAAGATGTCGAGGTAGAACCTGATGTCTATGAACCACAATTGGTGTCTAAGATCATTAAGGGTGATGTCGTTCAGAATAGATACGGTCGTCAAAATGGGGACAAATCTACAATAGACAACATCACAATTACCAACCAGCTTTCTATCGTTGCCAATCAATTTCTTATGAAACATATTGCAAATTTGCTTTATGTTAAGTTCCAAGGTGTTAAATGGAAAGTTGTATCCTACAACATAAAAGCACCTAGAATTTTTGTGGATCTAGGAGGAGTCTATAATGAGCAAGAGGATGCTTATCCGGGATTGCATTCAGAAAGCAATAGCGAAAACGGGCGAGAGCTATAGTCTCTACTACAATCCCACAGGAAAGACGACATTGTCATATCCTTGTATCATTTACAGGAGAAAAGCAATACGTCAAAGACATGCTGATAATCTTAGATATCATACTCATGAAGAGTATCAGATTACTGTGATTGATAAGCGTGTCGAATCACCAGTGGTTGAAGCTCTGATCGAAGAGCAATACTGCTATTACAATAGTGAATTCATTAGTGATAATATGAATCACACACTTATAACAATTAATACAGGAGGCTTATCAAATGGCTAAATTAGTATTTGACGAACTTGGGAAACGCTTTTATGAGACTGGTGTCTCTAATGCGGTTCTATTTGTACAAGCAGACGATGGATCATATCCTCGTGGTGTAGCTTGGAATGGTATCACTGCAGCAAACGAATCTCCATCAGGTGCAGAATCAAATGACCAATATGCTGACAACATTAAATACTTGTCACTTACTGGTGCTGAGAAATTTGAAGGTACTATCGAAGCATTCAGTTCTCCAAAAGAGTTTGATGAATGTGATGGTATGGCAACAATCGCTAAAGGTGTTACAGCACATCAACAAAACCGTAAATCATTTGGTTTCGCATTCAAATCAATCATCGGTAACGATGTTAAAGGTAATGAGTACGGTTACAAACTTCATTTGTGGTACGGATGTAAAGCTGCTCCATCAGAACGCTCACATGCGACTGTGAATGATAGTCCAGAACCACAAAACCCATCATGGAGCATTACTTCAACACCAGTACCTATTCCTGGTAAGAAACCTGCTTCTGTTCTAACTATCCGTTCTAATGAAGTCGATGCTGCTAAATTGGCTAAAATCGAAGAGGCTATTTACGGAACAGAATCACGTGATGCATATCTTCCGACACCACAACAAATCATTGCGATGTTGGTATAATTATTAATTAAAAGGGGTATTCACAAATGTTAAAACAAAAAGTAAAGTATGAAGATTTCGATGGAAACATCCAAGACGAAATCCTATATTTCAATCTTAGCCGTATGGAACTTGTAGCATTGCAAGGTCGTTACGGAAAAGAAGATATGGCGAAATACATCGAGAAACTTATCGAAGATAAGAATCTTGAAAAGATGTACGAATTGCTTAATGATATTGTCCTAACTGCTTATGGTATTCGCTCCGAAGACGGCAAACGTTTCATCAAGAATGATCAAATTCGTGAAGAGTTTGTACAATCACTTGCTTATGAAGCATTGATTGAAGACTTCCACGATGAAACTCGTAAAGTGTTAGAAAATTTCGTTACAGGAATTACTTCACATATCCGTGGTTTGAACAAAGCAGAGAACGCTGTCTCTGCTCCAGCTTAATAAGGGTTGGCGTGTATACAATGCACGCCTCCTTTATTTTTAAATTTTTTGAGGTGTGAATATTATGGCGTCAGAGTTTTTGACATTGAGAATTGATGATGTTGAGTTATGGGATGATGATAAACAGGAATTTATTATTGAACCGGGTCGAGAAGTGACATTTAGATACACGCTTAAAAATCTTGACAAGTGGGAAACGAAACATGAAAAACGTTTCATAGATAATGTTGACAATATTGCCCCTGAGGACATATTAGATTTTATCCAATGTATCTGCGATCAAGACATAGACGTTACAAAATTATCACAAGAGAATTATAACGCTATCGTTGCATATCTACAGCATACACCATCCGCTACAACATTACCAAAATCGCAAGGTTCTGCCGCAGCTGGATACAGTAGAAAGAAGATATTTACATCTGAGATAATTTATGCTCACATGGCATTGAATCATATTCCGTTTTCGTGGGAAGATAGAAATTTGAACAAGCTCATTATGTTATTAAATTGTGTTGGTTCTCTACAAGAACCGCCTAAGAAGATGACCAGAGCAGAAGCTATGGAAGAACATCGTCGTGTTATCATGGAACGTAGACGTCAAGAAGAACAGAGGAGGAAACTTGATTGAGTGATAAATACATTGCTATATCCTCCATTGATACTATCCAACATTTCGGAATCAAAGGTATGAAATGGGGAGTACGATCACGATATTTAGTTGATCGAGTAAAAGGGCATCATACGTATAAACGTGAATTACGTAATGCCAAAATCAAGTACAAACAAAATCGACCAGAATTGTATAGTCGCGCTCTTAAAAAATCTGCGATTGCAGCTTTAGCTCTTGGTGTGGCAGGACGTAATGCTGATATGCTTAAATACGGTGTTTCTGGAGTTGCCGGATCTTTTGCCTTAGACAAATTAACAGGACGTCATGGGGCAAAAAGAGAATACAAACAAGAGAAACGTGATTTAAAAGATTCATATAGAGACTATAAACAATATCTAAAAGAGAAACACAAACAAGACTTGAAAGAGGGATAGCTTATGTTTTATTTTGATAGTAAAGGATCGTTTGATGATCTTGAAAAATTTCTCAAAAAGAATCGAAAGAGTTCTTTAGACCCTCTTGGTCAGAAAATAGTGGCGGCTCTAAAAGCAGCTACACCAAAAGATTCTGGAGAGACAGCTGATAGCTGGGACTATGTTATTAAGCATACCAATCGGGGAGAAGAGCTTGAGATTATAAACACCAATGTAAATGATAATGTGAACATCGCGATTATCATTCACTATGGACACGGTACTGGTACGGGAGGATATGTTCCTCCACAACCATATATTGATACTACAATCGATAAAGTTTATAAAGCTACTATTGATAAAATATTGAAGGAGTACTTACAATGACATATAATGCAGAAATTTCTTATACCCAAGACACTATCCAACATTTCGGAATTAAGGGTATGCGTTGGGGACATCGTAATCGTAAAGAGTATTTAACTAATAGATATATTTCAAAAGGTTATAATCCTAAAGCAGCTCGAGAAAAAGCTAAGAAACGTGTTAATACAGAAGGAAAACTAAAAAAAGCTGCGCTTATTGGTGGAGGCGTCGCTTTAGCTGGATTGGCTGCATACGGAGGGTATAAAGGTGTAAAACATTTGCAAGCTAAACAAGCTTTGCGTAAAGCAGAAAATGCTGCTGTACTCGCTAGAATTAAAGAAGGAAATAAAAGGCTAAGAGAACAAGAGAAAGAATTGCGTAATATGTGGGGGAAAGACCATGATAAAGGCGTTAGAATTCAAGAGCGATTTAAACAAAAAGCGCAGTTTGTAAATGCGTTTAACGCTGCAAATGCTTCTCAAAGTCATACTGGACGAAAGATTAAGGATGTAACTAATTCTATTTCTAAAAGTGAAATTGGTAATAAATCTAGAAAGTTATTGAACTAGTTAGGAGCGTAGTCTATGAATGATACATTACAACACTTCGGTGTAAAAGGTATGAAGTGGGGTCAACGAAATAGAGTGGCTCATTTAACAAATAAATATATGGCCAAAGGTTATGACCAAAACACTGCATACGCAAAAGCTATTCGAAGATCTAATGTCGAACGGAAGTTAAAAAAGGCTGCTATTGTAGGTGGAGTTGCTTTAGCAGCTTATGCTGGTTATAAAGGTGCAAATTATTTAATGGCTAAAAAGAAAATGGATGCTGTTAAATCTGGACTAGATACAATGAACCAAATTCGAGAATCCAACATGTTACCAAAGAAAGGTAAAATGGATAAAATTCGAGAAGCTAGCAAGAAATTAAAAGATAAGACTAGAGATATTCGTGTGAATAATACTAATAAAATTAAAGAAGCTAGCAAGAAAGTTACAGATCGAGTAAGAGAAGTTCACAGAAAAGATACTGAACGATTTGCTAGTCGGATGAAAGAATCTATGGAGGCAGAAGCGGCTAAGAAAGCACAAAAAGCTGCTAGCTTTAAAGATAAAAAGTCTTTGGGTCAAAAATTAAAAGAAATCTCTACTAATTTTAAGAACATTAATAAGAAAGCTAAGACGCAAACGGCAGCTATCGATGCTGCTAATAGTGATGCTTTGAAGATGTTTAAAGAATTATCTAAAAAGAAAGTATAGGTAAACTATGAGCGGATATGTAGATGAAAAAGTTGCTCGCGTCTCCTTAGACAATAAAGGTTTTACTAAAAACGTAGAAGATACTATTAATGCTTTAAATCGTTTAAAGAAAGCCTTTGATACTGTTAACGGAAAGTCTGCGGCGCAAAATATTGATTCTGATATGTCAGCGATGTTGGACACGATTTCAAAATCCACGACAAAGTCAGAGGGACTACTATCTCGCCTTAAAGGAATTTTCCAAAAGAGCACCCAAGGAATTGATATGTCTGGTGCATCTAACGCTATTGAGAAGATGAATGCAGATGTTGAGAATCGTACTTCTCGTACATCTGACATCTTGTCACGGTTAAAAGGTATTTTCCAGAAGGCAGATAATCACGAAGGATTTCCTAACACATTAAAATCTATTGACGGACTTAACAATAAGATAGCTGTATTTGACGCATCACCTTTAGCAGCTGCATTTGAGAAAGCTGCGTCCTCTGTGAGTAATTCTATGAGCGTTATGAACATTGCTGTTGGTAATGCTCTTAGTGGAATGGTCCAGAAAGCAATGAACTTTACAGGACAGTTCTTTAGAGGCCCTATGGATGGTCTTGGAGAGTATAAAGATAAACTTGGCTCAATTCAAACCATCATGACAAATACCGAGTGGGAGATTCCAGACTCCTCCACTCGAATGCGAAAAGTATCTGGTTCATTACAAGAACTGAATGATTATGCAGATAAGACTATTTATTCATTCGCAGATATGACACGAAATATCGGTACGTTCACTGCTGCCGGTGTAAGCTTGGATAAAGCCGGAACCGCCATCAAGGGTATTTCAAACTTGGCGGCTGCATCTGGCTCAAACACACAACAAGCATCTACAGCTATGTATCAATTATCGCAAGCACTTGCTGCTGGTAGAGTCGGTCTCCAGGACTGGAACTCTGTAGTAAATGCGGGTATGGGTGGTAAGTTATTCCAAGATCGATTAACACAAACTGCTGAAAAATTAGGCCATGCTCGAAACATGACCAAGTCATTTCGTGAGTCACTTCAAGATGGTTGGTTAACCGCAGATGTATTGTTGGAGACTTTGCGAGAGTTCTCAGAAGACCAATCTATGCTTGATGCGGCTACAAAAGTTAAATCCTTCGGACAATTGGTGGATACTGTTCAAGAATCTATCGGTTCTGGATGGGCAACTACTTGGGAATATTTCCTGGGTGGATTCGAAGAAGCTCGAGATATGTGGACCAAGATTGGTGAAGTTGTAAACCCATTCTTTAATGACGACCAAGGTACTTATAAAGATGCGGTCACAGGAATGACTCTAAGTCTTGGTAACTATCGTAATGCCTTATTGAAAACTTGGAAAGATTTGGGTGGACAACAAAGTCTATTTAATTCGATAGCAAATAGCTTCCAAATTGTATTCGGAGCAATGACGAAATATCGTGAAGGATTCCGATCTGTAATCGGGGATTACAAGACAAACGCCGAAGTATTTTACAATTTTACTAAAACAATTGAAAATATCACTAATGCATTAAAGAATAACTTATTACTTTTCAATACATTTGAAAGTATTGGTAAGATGATGGGTCAGGTATTTCTAACAATTGGTTTTGTTCTAAAAACATTAGTTAGTGGTATGAAATCAGTTAGCGATACTTCAGGAAGTATCCTACTACCGATAAGAACCGCTGCTGAATCTATATCCAGATTCTTAGAAGCAATTCGAAGTAGCACGAATGCCCACTTAATATTTTATAATTTAGGTAAAACCATATCTAATGTATTTAATATCATTGTTACGTTGGGCCGAATTGTCATCTTTATTATCAAAGATATTCTAAAAGGATTTAATTCATTTGGGGATAGTAAAGGTTTAGTAAAAGTCGCTATATCATTGGCTGATGTTACAGGTAAGATGCTAAAATTTGTTCTAGCTATAGAGAAATTTGTTCTTGCCTCTAATAAGTTTGAAATTATAGGCCAGACCATTAGTAAAGTTGTCCATGCTATCGGAACTGTTTTAGGCGGATTATTCGCAAAACTTTCAGGATTAGCAAATCCCTTTGGAAACGCAGAGTCTATTTTTAATGGTGCTGCAAACATGTTTGGTAACATCGGAAGTAAAATAGCATCCGCTATTACCGGTATTGGTTCTAAAATATCTGGTGCTTGGGATGGATTGATTAATATTTTCAAATCGGGATATGAAGGGCTAAAAGATGCATTCGTATCGTTTGATATTGCAAGTATTATAAAAGCTATTATTGGATTATTTGCTCTTGACAAGTGGATAGCATTTAAGAGCGCCGATACATCTATATTTGATACGGTGTTTGGTAAAATAAAAGATGCGTTCACTAAGTTTACCGATAATGGTAAAGAAATGGTAGACCAAGCCGGAGGCGTATTAGATACATTTAAGAATAATCTTAATATGTTCTCACAAGGTGTTAAAGTATGGTTATTGGTAGGTATTGCTAGTGCTGTATTTCTATTGGCCATATCCATATCCAAATTATCTAAAATTGATATGAAAGATTTATCAAAAGGTTTGATAGGTATGGGTGCTGCCATGTTTGGATTGATGAAATCCATGCAAGTGTTAGGCGCTATATCGGCACTACCAAAAGGCGCAATAGGAACTATGATCGGATTCGCTATTGCTATTCGATTGTTGGCTGGTGCTATGATGAAATTAGCACAAATACCACAAGATGATTTGGCCACAGCAATTACAGGATTATATGCAGCCATGATTGGGTTAGTTAAGGCGATGAAAGCCATGGATAAACTCAAAGGTGGCGAAAAGAATATTTTCAAAATGATTGCTATTGCATTTTCAGTCCGAATTTTGGTTGGTGCATTGAAGAAAATATCTGAAATTGGTATCGAACAATTAATTCCTTCTATGATTGTATTGGAAGTTTTAATGCTGACTTTGGTAAAAGTTGTAAAATCATTGGAAAAAGTTGATATCAAACCAACCGCTATTAAATCATTAACTGTATTAGCATTCTCTTTACGAGTATTAATATGGTCAGTTGCTAAATTAGCTAAATTAGATATTGAGAAGATGATTCCGTCTGTTATTGCAGTTGGAGTCTTATTAATGGCATTAACTAAATCGGCTAAATCTCTGAATGAGGTTAAAATTAATACATCAGCAATCATGTCATTGCTAGTATTTTCTATTGCTATTCGATCCTTGGTAAAATCGGTTGCTATTTTAGCACAATTAGACATTATAGCTATGGCATCATCAGCAGCTGCTGTCTCTGTGTTATTAGTTTCATTAGCTGCCGCTGCTCGAATAATTCAAGAAGTAAAAGTTAATAAATCTGCATTGGCTGCTTTAATAACATTTGCTGCTTCACTATATGTTATTGTGAAAGCTGTAGAAGTATTGGCTAATATTCCGGTTATGTCACTTGTTAAAGCCATGGTCGGAGTAGAGTTATTGCTGGCTTCTTTAATAGCTGCTAGTTATATTATACAAAAAGCTAAACCAAAAATGAGCGCCGCTCTAGGTATTGCCGCAATTGGTGGGGCTATATTCTT